CCCTTTTAAATACGCAAATTCATACGAGTTTGATTGTAAAATGTATTTGGTGCTAAATTAACAGGCGCTACTTTTGAACAACTATCCGTTTTAGCATATTTTTCTAGTTTAATTGCCAATGGGTACGCATATAAAGTACTATTCACATCCGGAACATATACAGATTGATTACCTTTTTGTAAAGACATAAACTGATTTCTCAATATCATTTCTGTATCTATCTCTTTCATATAAAAATCAACCGGTCCTCTATCGCCTGGATTGAATACATTAGAATAATTTTTGTATTCAATTAATGGTACTTTTGAAGGCATGCGTTCATCAACTGTCTGAAAAAAACTATATTTTGTAGAAACGGGTCTAACTTCATACAATGGTCTCAATTGCTGTGACGGGATATCTCTCGTATTGATACGATTATTTAATTCATTATCATAGTCAATATTCATTATATTAATAATATATAATAATTTAAAAATTTAAACTATCATATATTATGTGTGGTATTTTTGCATTGATTGAGTCTGAAACTGACCCATCTGTTGCTTTTAAATTGGGTTCTAAACGAGGACCAGAAATGTCAAAATTGGTTAAAATTGGTAATCATTATTTGGGGTTTCATCGTTTGGCAATCAATGGTTTGAATGATGAATCTAGCCAACCTCTGTATTATAAGGATTATGTAATGGTTTGTAATGGAGAGATATACAACTACACTGAATTAATTCGTGATCATGAACTAGAAGTAAAGACACAAAGTGATTGTGAGGTGATTGTTGCAATGTATTCAAAATATGGTATTAAATGTTTAGAATACCTAGATGGCGAGTTTGCATTTGTCATTTACGATTTTACAAAAGCCGAATTTTTCATTGCCCGAGATCCATATGGTGTTCGTCCATTATACATCGCAAATATTAAGAACAAGTTTTGTTTTTCATCTGATTTAGAACCTATATTGAAGTCAATTGTTCCTTGGTCAATTGAACAATTCAAGCCGGGTACTTATATGATAATCAATAGCATTGTCGCAAAACAAAGTTACAATATACAAACTCCGTGTGACGAAAAATATTATGAAAATGGACTATACGATTATTTTCGTCTTGCTGTTTATAAAAGGGTATCCAATACAGAACGTCCGATCGCATGTTTATTATCTGGTGGTTTAGATAGCAGTTTAGTGGCAGCTATTGCTGCAAGATATTGTAAAGAAAAAGGACAAGTTCTAGAAACATATAGTATCGGATTACCTGATTCAGAAGATTTGAAATACGCTGAAAAGGTTGCAGAACACATTCAGAGCAAACATACAACTATTATTTGTAGCGAAGAAGAATTTTTTGAAGCAATCCCTCACGTGATTAAAGATATTGAGTCATATGACACAACAACTGTTAGAGCAAGCGTAGGTAATTGGTTGATTGGGAAATATATTAAACAGCATAGTCAAGCAAAGGTTATTTTAAATGGTGATGGAGCAGATGAATTAATGGGAGGGTACATGTATTTTCATGCATGCCCGAGTTCATATGAATTTGACAAAGAATGTAAACGTCTTTTATCCAATATTCATCATTTTGATGTACTGCGCAGTGACAAGTCTATATCAAGTCATGGGCTTGAAGGACGAACTCCATACCTAGATGTTCATTTAGTAAATTATTATTTGAGTATTCCAATTGAAACAAGGAATCATACATTACAAAGAAAGATGGAAAAATCATTTATGCGAAATACCATAGATAAATTAGATCCTACATTGTTACCAAGAGAGATACTTTTCCGTAAAAAGGAGGCATTTAGCGATGGCGTGAGTGGATTGAATCGTTCGTGGTATCAAATAATTCAAGAAAGATTAGAAAAGGAAACAACTACTGATTTAGAAAACATATATTTTTATAATCCACCAATTACAAAAGAACAAAAATATTATAGAAAGATATTTGACAGTTATTATCCAAATTGTGATCATCTCATTCCATATTTTTGGATGCCAAAATACGTCACTGCAACAGACGCGAGTGCTAGAACATTGAAATTATATTCCCTTGACGTAGTCTAATATTTTGATTAATAATTCTTCTTGTGATGTATTCTTTTGAAATATAATTGTTTCATTCATTTTTAAGCTAAATAAACGCCCATAATTTTTACAAACAATCACAATTTCATTTTTACTATTTTGTTTAATTTCTATGATAAACCCCCCTTTCATTAATTTCAACGTTTCCTTGTCATTCAATTTAAACCAACGAATATAACTTCCATATTTTAATTCATCTATTTCATCAATGTATCTGTAATTTGTTAAAAGCTTATGGTACATTTTTAATTCATCTCTGTCAAATAACATTCTCTGTAAAATGTTATTTTTCATTTCCTTTATTTCACTTGTAGACGTCAAATTACTACTTTTTAATTCATCAGCGATTTTATCAAGTTCAGATTCCATTATGTATATTAGTTATTTTTTCTCTAAATTCCTAATAACATTATGTTTGAATTTATAACAGAAATCTTATATGCAATTAAAATGGCGTGTAACCACCACCAAAATCATTTGATGCCATAGGTCCATAATCTATACCTAGTTGCTGTTGCTGTCCATGCATTTGATCTGTATGTTTTGATGGAGGTTCCTGGCGGTCTTGGTTCACCACCATTGGGTTTGTTGTTCTTGGGGGTTCCATTAATTCTCTATTGTTGGATTGTGAACTATTTTGTTTATTACTTTCAGATTCCTTACCTTCTTGGAAATTTTCTTTACTTAATCCAAGAATAACAAATATTTTATTCATCAATATATTTGATTTTTCATTAAGATTTTTATCTAAACTAAATAATATTATTAAAACTGGTAGTACTATTGGTAAAAAATTAATAGATGGATATGGATTTTTACTGTATGTTGGAATAAATAATATCAATTTATGTATGAAATAAATGAAAGCAAACAATACAATCATCTGTATTAGTAACTCTGTTGTAATTTCTATCGTGGATTTACTACGATCCAATGGAGGTATATATACACTCATGAATTTATTTACTAATAATATAGGTATAATTGCCAATACTAGATATTGAAACATATTCAATAGATCTACCTTTTCTCCTTCTGAAAGAGAAAACATATAACTTACAAAAGAAGAACTTTCTCCTCCAACCAATGTTTCATCCATTAATATAGATTAAGAAATTAAAATATATAATTGCGTAAATAGTCTATTTTGTTTATTAGTATTAATATTATATGAGTGGTTCTGCCGGTTTAGCATCTGCTAGAAGAAGAAGAGCTGGGCCAACCAATAGTCCTAATATGCATGAAAACAATGTCATTGAAAGAACAACTGAACCGGTTAACACAAATGCAATGAATCCAATGAATCCCTTGGCAGTATTACTAAAACACAATGAATTAATAAATTCTCTTATGTTAGAAGTGAAACAGATAAAAGAACAAGTTGCATTACTTAGTGTAAAGCCAGATACAAACAACAAGGAAAGCGTTGATTACTTTAAACAACAATATTCATCTCTTTTAGAAGAAATGAAAGAGACTAAAAAAACATTACTCAAAATACAAACTTTCTCAATGGAAACGAATATTGAGGTAATGAAACTAAAAAGAACTCAAAGTGAACCATCCATAGAAAGTGATGAATAAAATTGAATAGCTTAAATACAAATTATATAGTATTAAAAAATGAAATTCCAGATCAAAAGTGAAGAACGGGCAGCAGAGTTTATTGAGATGTTTAAAGTTGTAAAAAATTTGAGTAATGAGACTACATTTATGTGTACACCCGAAAATATATTTATACAGGTCATGGATCGTTCCCACGTATGTCTATTGAATGTATACTTTCCATCCACATGGTTTCATTTGTATGAAGCAGAAAATAGCACATACAGTGTTTCAACTGCAATCATGGTTAAAGTGATGGCTATGTACACTATAGATTGTTTAATTGAAGTTGTCGTAGAAGATACGGATAAAATACACATCCACTTGATACATGAAAAACAACAAAAATTATTTCAAATTCCATTGATGGATATTGAGAGAGAAATATTAAAACCAACTGAAAAAGATACCAACCTAGACTTTGTTATGAAAACACGTACTCTTGATAAATATATTAATGAATTGGCTATGTTTGGTGAAGAAATAGAGATTGAATGTTCTGACGACAAATTATATTTAACTTCTTCAAATCACGAAGGTACTCTTAGAATTGAAATAAAGAATGAAACGCTTGAAGAATTCAATGTTGTTGAGAATTACACATTCAAAGGAAAATTTTGTATTAAATACATACAATATATCACAAAGTTGGGGATCATCTACCCAAATATACATTTGTTTTTAGACGAGGAAAACCCCCTTATGATAACATTCAAAGATACTACGACTAAATTTAATTACTATATTGCACCAAAATGTTCGGATGAATAGAGATAAAAAGATATATATAGATATTAATGAAAATTATTATTTACTTTTTATTAATAATGATTGCAGTTCATATATATCTTCATTTTATTGTTCATCCAGAAAATTATTTATTTAAATTAAAGGATAACACGAGAGAAGAAATTACAAATACGGTTTATTATAAATTGCCATTTATTATAAATAGTTTTGATATACAGCCAATAAATATAAAAGAATGCACTAAAACAGAAAAGGGAGTTTATACTAAAACATATGATTCAATTCCAATACTGGAACCATTAGTAAAATTTTTTACCAAGGATACTATATATAAATTGAAAAAGGATAAATTTTTATCATTGCACTCTAATTTAGAATGTCGCAATTTTTACATAGTTCACAAGGGTACAATAAAGGTACACGCAATACATCCAAAATATAAAGATGTATTAATAAATAAGATAGAAGATCATTCTAAGATTTTACAAATAACACTAACAGAGAAAGAAATTGTATTTATACCAAATTACTGGGGTGTATACATCAAAGCGTTGGATGATACTATTATAGAAAAAGTTCAATACAAAACAATTATGAATCATGCAAATTTTTTATGGAATTACATAAATAATATAAATATAACTAAAATATTATAACATGTACATGATAGATTTGTATGACGACGACCGTCAAAGAGAATTCGTTCACATGATGAGCGTGGTGAATTGTTTGACTTATGTATATGTTATAGGAATGTGTGGACTCCTATATTTTTGCATTTTTCCAAATACTATTAATATGTGAAATAATGACCAAAATAACGTTGTTTACATTGTATTTTTTCTACATTTGTTTGTTGTCTCATTAATTTATCTCTAATCGGAGGATGATAATATAAATATTTTTTTTTACATTCTACGCCTTCTCTTTCTCTCGTAGAGAAATATGTTATAAGTATAAATATAATAAATATTGAAAATACTATGCTAATAAGATACGACTTCATTATATACTGTTGTGAATTTATTTTGTCAAATATATAATAACATTTAAATAGTATAAATACTTAAATGTTATTTCTTTATGAAAATTACTGAACGAACACCTTTTTATTTGATAGGAACTATTTTTTTATTTATTACAATTTGTTTGAGTTTCGTATCTGCATTTCATGCAAATAATAATGGTGCTGATTTTTTTCCAAATGAAGCAATTATTAAAGGTAAAGTGATTCATGATAAATCATTTGCAGATAAATTATGTTGGTATTTCTCTCAATTAACTCATCATACTATATTTTTACTTTTCACCTACTTTGTTATGGCTCTATTGAATATTAAATCTGATAAATTTTTTAAAATGGTTGCACCACTTGCGCTTACAATAAGTGTATTGTACTTTTACTTTTTATACCCAAGACAAAAACTAAAGATACACCAGCTTTCTTTTTGTAGTTTTTTTTCTCATTTTATGATTATATTCTTAGTGTTTGGAGAATTCATGTACATACCTTCCTATGAATTACATGAAACTACGAATTGTTTTGTATTTATTTTAAGTGGATTGTTGTGCGTAACTATTAATTATCTGTTGCGTGGAGTGTGGAGCTATAACTTGATAAAATTAGATCAATATTCTGGATGGAAATTAGTTGCAGAGACTATATTAATCATGTACAGTTTCAGCATGATGTTTTATTTGTTTAAATACAAAAAATTTAAACTAGATATTATGAAATCTGGTTATTTCATTTCAAGTATGGTAAACCTAATATTTGTATTATGCTACCTTAACTAATTATATCAGTATAATATAATGAAAACAAGAACAAAGTGAAAAACAAAAAGAATTTCAACAAATGGTAAATGATGTTAAACGGATACCAGTGAATGATCTCATTGAAACAGAATCTTCAGATGATACTGAATTGAATCGTCAAAGTAATACTTTAGAAGCCGAATTTAAAGAACAGTACAATCATAATTCTTCAAAAAATAAGAATGGTGCAAATATTAGCAAACTATACAACAACCCCTCGCCTGGATCTTGATCCTCGGCTAGATCTTGAACTACTAGATCTTGATCCTCGGCTAGATCTTGAACTACTAGATCTTGATCCTCGGCTAGATCTTGAACTGCTAGATCTTGAACCATTGGAATTTGAGTTACTTGATGATGTACTTCTAGGACGTGTTCTTTGACGGGTTGATCTTAACATAATTGCTACAAGCGCAGCATGTCTTGCTGCATTTCTACCAGCAGATCTAGTAGCAGTTCTTCGTGCTGCAGCTGCTGCTGCGGCTCTCGGAATTTCTATCCTTCTACGAGCATCTCTCGCAACAACAGCGGCAGCCATTCTATTTGCTGCGGCTTGTGCTCTTCTATTCTGTGCATTCCTAGTTCTAGCCCTAAAATTGGATGCATTATTTGAAGTAGCATATATGTGCTGGAAAAATTTAGTAATGTGTTCTAAAGAGCTCGGATCGGTAATTCTTCCGCGTGTAAGAGGATGATGAAGGATTACTCCATTTTCTTCATAATGTTTGTCTATTTTTTTCATGATTTCTTCAAATTCATTGTCACTCATATTAGCTGGAACGTGAATTTCTCCTCTATCTCTCATTAATTTCAATTCATGCAACATATCTCTAAGGTTGTCTCTGTATCTTCTAACTCTATGTGGCATATATATATAGTAAAATAATTTAAATATAATAGATAAATAATGTAAATGGAAAAGGATGAACATGATAACGAAAAGATTCACGCAGAGCTTAATCATATTTACTTTTATTCTGAGGTTGACAGAAACTCCATCCATACTCTTATCAATTTACTAAAAGAAGCAGAAGAATATTGTTGCACTTTATCTCGCGTAACTAGCACAAAATTAATGCCAATTTATTTGCATATAAACTCATTTGGAGGTTGTATTTTCTCCGCATTTAATGCGATTGATTACATTCAAGCAAGCCGAGTACCTGTACATACTATCATTGAAGGATCAACTGCATCAGCAGGCACACTCATTAGCATTTGTGGAACAAAGCGTTATATGCGTCCAAATGCACACATGCTAATTCACCAATTGTCATCAGAATGCTGGGGAAAGATGGCTGAGATTGATGACCAGTACAACAATCTTAAAGGATTGATGGTGCGTATTAGAACACTGTACAAGAATAATACATCTATTCCAGACAAGGAATTGCGTAAATTATTAAAGAAGGATCTTTGGCTTACGTCTGACAAATGCATTGAATACAATTTAGTGGACAAGCTATGGAAAAAATAATTGTATATATTATATGGACAGATTATTTGGTAAAATGCGCAGGGCTGTCGGACTTAATAGAAGCAATAAAAGTAACAAGGATATTGTTAAGAATGTTACTTTTAACAATAATACTAAGAATAAACAACCTCTAAAATTTGTATTCGGTGAGCGCGTCAATATGAATCGCAAGAGTCCGACTCGCAAGATATTAAAAAAAAAATCATTTGTAACCAATGAAAACCCAATTGTAACCAAAAAAAACACATTTGTAACCAATGAAAACCCAATTACAACCAAAGAAAAACCACCTGCCATTAATTATGAAAAATTATTAATTATGAATAAGGAAAGGATGAATAAGGAAAGGATAAATAAGGAAATGATAAATAAGGAAAGAGCAAACAAGAATGAACTAGAAAACTTACATTTACAAATAGTACATCAAAACCACCCTAATGCCGCAACTAATATGGAGCTATACGGCAAATCAGGCAAAATATTTTTTCATCACAAACAATTAATAGAAGATATGAAATTAATGGGAAAGTATAATTTATATAAAAGTATTATATTGACAAGTACTATTGTAGCTACAACTGCTACATTGGATGCTGTACTAGCTTCAACTATTATATTAACACCATTAGTAGCTGCATTAACTGCTTTCACGCTTAAAGTAAATGAATATATCCAGGGCAAATACTTATGGCAGACGGGTGTTAATAGTTTTACCGAACAAGATATTGAAACATTAATAAATATATTGAACATGTATATTCGTATATTGTCGTCGCCTATTATTAAACCTTTATTTCAAGAGCGTGCTCTTTATGAAGAAAAATTTAACGAATATATGATATTAAAATCTATTGTAGATGGTGTATTAAATGAAAATGACCCATCTGTAAGTGATCATATCCGTAATATATACCATGCCATTATAAAGTTTAGAAATCGTCACGATAAAAAAATATCTGTTTGGAATGTATTTAAAATAATGGATTATTCAAGAAAAATAACATTTGTAATTGAACAAATAATAGAATTGAATTTAATCAAAGATAAATTAAAATTTATAGACTTGTTCAATTTATTTATTTCTTATTATAATATTTTAGAAATGATGATTAATATACAACATACGAAAGCTGATAACATTGAATGGATGTTAGAAATTGAAAAGAAAGAGAAAACAATAACAGAGAAAAAAGTTAAATTAATGTCAAGTATTCAATTTGATATCAAGCAACATAAAGATAATCCATGGTTTCGTATTAAAAAGGATACATCATACGATATTTCAAGACACGAAATTATAAAATTAGCAGAATTAACTTAAATAATACTTACAATTTCATTAAATGGATTCAATGCGTTCTCAGATGATGACTCTTTTGATGTATAAATCAACTTCAAATGAAGTAACTATATATACTATAATGTATAGTTTTTTTGCACTATATATGATTGATAAGTTTATATCATTTTTGCCTCACGTTACTGTTTACGTAAACAAATACTTTGAAAAAAAAATGATAACATTGACGCCAACTACAAAAGACAAACAGTCTTCCATTACATTTGACATTTATTTGAAACAAACGAATGACATATTGGCACATTCTCTTTTAGATTTTATTACATCTCAGCCAAATATTCAAAGTATATTGTATTCAAAACAAAATTTCATGTTAAATCATAAAAATCCTATTTTAATAGATCATTTGAATGAGATTTATATTTGTTTATTGAAAGAAGATATTAATGACGAAGATACTTCGCAAACTATAGAAATATACAGCTATACCATGAATGTAGAAGATTTAAGAGCTTTTATTAAAAAAATAGAATATAATTATACGATCAAAATACAGAATAAGTTGGGAGATCGTTTATATTATTTTAATGATATATCCACGGGAAAAATTAATAAGAGTGAGTACAACAAGATGCCTCCTTATGTATCATTTACGATGAAACCATTTGTAACCAATCGTCAATTCAGAAATGTAATTGGTGCAGAATCCAAGTTAATTGAAAAACGAGTTACATTTTTCAAACAAAACCAAAAATGGTATAATGAAAAGGGAATTCCATATACACTAGGGCTACTCTTATCTGGGCCACCTGGGGGTGGTAAAACATCAACTATCAAATGCGTTGCGAATGAAATGCGGCGTCATATTATTAATATTAAGTTGCACAAGTATGTTACTAAAACCCAAATGGAAAATCTATTTTTCAACGACACTATTAATGTTGTACAAAATGGTAAAACGGAACAATTTGTTATACCAATCTATAATCGCATTTATGTTTTTGAAGACATTGATTGTAACGACAATGACATTGTATTAGAGAGAAAGGAATATGAAACATTTGAAAAAAACGATGGATATTCTAATATTTCTGAACCTGTTACTCATAAAAACTGCTTTGATGAAAAAGAAAAGGAAAGAGAAGAATTATTTTCTAATGAAAAACTCTCTCTGTCATGTCTACTCAACATATTAGATGGTATTTTGGAAGCACCTGGGCGTATTATTATCATGACGACTAATTTTCCAAAACTATTAGATAAAGCATTAATACGTCCTGGGCGAATTGACTTAATATGTGAATTTACAAACTGTACAAACAATATGGTAATTGAATTTATTGAGAAATTTTACGATATTGATTTGCATCCAATAGAGATAGATCTAATTAACAATCTCACTGAGTTTAAATATTCACCAGCAGAAATAACAAAGGTTATGTTTGAAAATTTTGACAGTTATAAAAATTGTATAGAACAATTGAAAAATAATTAAATAGTGATAATATATGAAGATATGTAATTATGATGAAATAGATGTGTTACCTTATTCATTGGTGATTATGGATTTAGATGAAACATTGATACACTTTGACGGAATGTATGACAAATGGTGGGAAGATAATTTAAAATATTCCAATCAAATAGAAGTATATAGGAGATGGATACAACTCATATCATTCAATATGCCAATGTTGCTAGATCAATATGAATTTGAGTGTTTATTGGCAAGAATAGAAGATACCAATAGCAGATTGGTTATATTAAGTACACGAAGTTCATATTTGTGCGAAATAACATTACAGCAACTCGTTTATTGTAATATTATTCTTCCATTGGACGATATTTACTTTTCTAACAAAAAAGGTAGAATGGCGCACAGTATAAAAAGAAAATATACATACGATTATCTAATTTTTGTAGATGATGAAAAATCAAATCTTAATGATGTAAAAATATGGATACCTGATGCAATATGTTATCATCTTAAACATAATAATATAAATAAAAAAATACAATAGATATATGTACAAGATTGTTTTTGCAAATCAAACTGATTATGATGTCTATGAAACAAATACATTTCAAAAAGTTGATATAACTCCGCCATCCAAAATATTTAATAACGACACATTTAATTTAAATGGTGAAATAGTACACTCCCCAGTAAGAATTGATAAATACATACCCGGTGTACTAGATCTAACCAGGACTTACGGTAAAGATGGTAAATTTTTATACTTGTGTAAACCAGACGATAAACGATTACCTTTTTTCATTATACCATATTCAATACCAGTAACATTTTTAAAGAACGTGAAATATTTATATATTACTTTCCAGTTTATAAATTGGTATGATTTGCCGAGGGGTTCTATTACACAAAATCTAGGATGTGTTGATAACCCTGAACATTTTTATGAATATATGTTGTACTGTAAATCATTGAATGTTTCAATTCAATCATTTACAAAAGATGTTAATAAAGCTGTAAAAGATGAAGATGTAATTAAACAAATAGTAACCCAATATTCAATTCCATTACGCAAGGGTAATATTTTTACAATAGATGCGCCTGGTAGTATAGATCTTGATGATGCAATTAGTATAAAAGATAATATTCTCAGTGTATATATTAGCCATGTACCCATTATCATGGACTATTTGAACGTATGGGAATCATTTACAAACAGAATATCCAATATTTATTTGCCCGATAAAAAACGTAATATGTTGCCAAGTGCATTGGCCGAACTATGTAGTTTAAATGAAGGATGTCAACGTATATGCCTAGCAATGGATATTAATATGGATACACACGACTATACGTTTGATATATGTGTTGTTAAAATAAAACACAATTATACATATGATACGAACTTGGATGAAAATGAAGATTATCAAAAAATTAAATCTTTATTCAAAACTAAAACTTCAAATGATTTGATAAGCAAAATTATGATATTATTCAATTCAAATAGCGCTACAACTTTAAAACGGTATAAAGAAGGAATATATAAAAATGTCTCTCACAATTACGATTTTATGAAGAATCAATCTTCTGATTATAAAATGTATAATGAAGAAGTAAATTATTTACATATTACATCTCCTATCAGGAGACTAGTTGATATATTAAATATTTATCAACTGTCTAAAAGAGAAAATATATTTAACCATAGTGAAAAAGCAGATGCATTTTATATTAAATGGTTTAACAAATTGGACTATATCAATAAGTGTTTCAAAAGTATTAAAAAGGTACAGAATAAATGTAAAATATTATCAATATTTGAAAGCGAAAAACATAAAATATACAAGGGATATGTATATGATAAAATAATACGTACCGATAATAAGTACAGATACCAAGTACATATTCATGATTTAAATCTAAACTATGATTTAACTATCACCGATGATTTGACAGAAAATTTAGATTATTCATTTAAATTATACGTATTTCATGATGAATCTAAACTTAGAAATAAAGTTAAACTCCAAATGGTTTAATTTATGGTTTTCGGCCAAATATTCTTAAAAATCTATTTTTATATGATGGCCGTTTATTGGGTTGATTATTATTGTTTTGTTTATTCGCGCCATTGCCTTGTTCGTCGAAATTTTTTAATAACCTTTTAGGAGCGCCTTTGTCTAGTTCGTCTAAAACTTCATCACCATAGTCTTGAGTTTTATTTCTCTCTTTCTACTTTTATTACGCCGGGTCGCATTAAATTTACGCAATATTATAAATAAAGTGATTCATTAGTACAAACAAACTTTAATAACTTGGATCCTTCTTTAATCTTTTCTAGAAAATCTAGATCGCATACATCTTCTAGTTCTTTTGCCATATTCACTAGCTTTAAACAACACTTAATAAAATCTCCCGTAAACCATTCCTTTTCTCTCTTCATTTCATGTATTAATTGTACAGCCTCTGTTTCATTCGTACAACCATTGAGCCACTGTTTTACATATTTGATCATGTCGTATTGTATTGTTGTGTAAGAAGAACACAATTCATATTTTACTTCTTGATCATTGTAATATTCCATCCGTTCTGACATATATTTTAATTCATTCACTAATTCAGTAGGAACATGTTCTTTTCTCTCGTCTGATACTTTAATATCATACATGCAACTAAGCAAACAGAAAATATCTACATACGAATGTTTCTTAAATCCATCATACTTTTCATACATATCTGAAAATACAAGGGGATGTATTTCGTGGATAGCAGAAGCCATATCTCTCTTCTTGTCTACAAAATGATTCTCGTTTAAAATATTATGAATTGCGGTAACTTGATTATCTACGTATCCTTGTGCATATCCTTTGTACGTTTCATGTTTTTGCATTTCTACTTTTAGTTCTACCATCTTGTGATAGAGAGATAATTGAGTTTCAAAATCTGGTTGTTCACTTTCTATATTCTGTATTTCCTTTAAGATTTGTTTTCTGATTTTATTTTTAGAAATAGACAAATCCTCTTTTAAATTTAAATAATGCTTGCATACACTTTCTATTTTTAAAAGAGGTGCATACTCATCGTATATTTTTCTTAAATCATTAATTGATGTATCGGCATGTGATATTTCATTCAATATGTCTTGGTACATGAGAGACTTTTCTATATTTTCTTTCGGGTTTTCACTATGTAATATGAGAGAATAACCAATCTTAAATTTGGATTTCAATACCTTGGGTCCACTATGTAACAACTTATGATAATAGCTTGTATCTACATGATTATACAAATTGGTTAGTAAAATCACATGTCCTACTTTATCAATATTTCTTCTTCCTGCGCGACCACACATTTGTGTAAATTCGTGGCTATACAACAATCTATTTTTGTTCCCATCATGTTTGTACAAGCTGGTAAAACAAACTGTTTTTGTAGGCATATTTAGTCCTATTGAAAAAGTTTCCGTTGCAAAAAGGACACGTATATACTTTTTATCATATAAAATTTCCATCATCTCTCTAAATATAGGTAACATGCCAGCATGATGTACACCGATACCCTTGTGTAGTAATTTCAAATAATATTGATATTCGGGCAACATCATGTATTCCTTCCAATTACTCACTTTGGATACAAGTAGTTGTCTGCATACTGGTTCAATCTCATAATCCTTTTCACCATCATTAAATAAAGGCACCATGATATCATTTGCTAATTCTTCAACTTGTTTTCTAGAAAAAACAAAAAATAATGCTGGAAACATTTCTTTTTCTCTCAATTTATCACATAATTGATTAACAACATATTTACGATTCACTGATTTGTCGTTTGATTTTAAATAATGAAGGCATTTATTATTTTTATTGATAACATCTTCCATGTTTTCAAGAGAAACTAAAACATTATTTTTACTTTCAAATAATTTTTTAGTCGGAGGATCCATGACTTCTAACATTTTAGGAGGTACACAAAAATACAAATAATGTATCAAAGGAACAACTCGCGTGTTTGTACTACATATAACTACTTTATTATCCTTTATTGTCTCAATCCATTTTGCAAACTTTTCCTTCTCTCCTATTGTTGCAGAAAGCATTACCATTTGAACATGTTTAGGTAACATAATAATACATTGCTCCCAAACAGTGCCTCTATCCGCGTCATCTATATAATGTACTTCGTCAAAAATAACACACCCTAATTCATTCTCAATATCCATTTCAATCGTTAGATATGAATTTTTCTTGCGAAATAAATTATTTTGCAAGATCTCGGTTGTCATAATAATAACATCTGCGCCAGGATTATGTTTATTATCGCCCGTCAAAATACCAATTTCTATATCAGGAAACTTGGAACAGAATTCGGCATATTTTTGATTACTAAGTGCCTTAATCGGCGAAGTATAGATAATCTTTTTACCTAGCTTAGTAAAATGGCGAATTGCATGTTCTGCTGGCAATGTTTTACCAGAACCAGTGTGTGCCGTAACCAACGTATGATATCCAGATTCAATAGATTGGATAGCCTCTTTTTGGAACGGGCTTAATTCAAACATCTATATGTATATAAAAATTAATCTTTAAACCTATATATGTTATCTAATACGTATGATATAATTAAGGTCATCAACTCAGGTACGTTTTCAAAATTATATGAAGGTATACACGTTCATAAAAAAACAAAAGTGGCGATCAAATGCGAAAGTGACCCTATCTGTAAGAAGTTACTGGACCACGAGATCGAAA